TAGATAAGATTGCAATAGAAAATCCTATTGGCATTATGTCAACAACATACAAAAAACCTAGTCAAATTATACACCCCTGGCAGTTTGGACATGAAGCAAGCAAATCAACTTGTTTGTGGTTAAAAAGATTAGATAATTTAAAACCAACTGATATTGTAGACAAAGGTGAATTTGTAACATACAAAAGCGGTAAACGTATGACTAAGTGGTATGCTGATGCTGCAAGTAAGCCCCAAAAGAACGTGCTAAGATACGCAATACAACATTTCAAGGCATAGCTGATGCTATGGCAAAACAATGGGGTAATTATGATGACCGTTAAAGATTTTTATAAAATGATTTGTGATGTGTTTAACAATGGCGAAGCTTTGCCAGCAAAATTTACACGAAAGGATGGCTATTTCAAAATGACTAAGGGTTGGCAGCACACGCCTGGTCGAGCTTTGCCCGCATCACATTATCTAGAGTTGTGTCGCCTTGTTCGTGAGGATGCCGAACAGTCGTTGTTAGCAAAAACAGAGAAGATAAGAAAAGAGATGGCAAAGCGTAAAAAGAAGAACGTTAAAATTAAATATAAAGGAGATTGATATGGGTGATTTAAAACCTTTTTTGGTTAGACTCACACCGGAAAGTGTGGCCATACTAGCCAAAGCAGCAGCAGATTTAAGTAAAACCAAAGCACTGTTGATTAACGAAGCGATTCAAAAACAGTACGGTAAATGAGTCCTAGCGTAAAGCTTGTGTTACCCTACCCGCCCAGTGTCAATAGTTATTGGAAAGCGAATGGGCATAGACGTTATATCAGCCCAGAGGGCCAAGCATTTACGCAAGAGGTATCTCTTATTGTCAAAAATTCGCGCGCGAAACCCTTTGGCAATAAAAGACTAGCGATTAATATTTGTATTCATCCACGTTCAAAACGTAAGTTTGATTTGGATAATACATTAAAAGCAATATTAGATGCATTAATGAAAGCTGGCATGTATGATGATGACAGCCAAATTGATTTCATTGAAATTGCTAGAGGCGAGCAAGTTGACGGTGGTAAAACCGTTGTTTATTTATATGAAGATCAAGGAGATGATTATGGCAGAAACTAAATATGAACCAAAACCAGGCCAAGGCTCTGCATGGCCTAATGACCGTAAGTCAGAAGATTGGCACGCAGATTATCGCGGCAAGATTCTTTTGCCAGACGGCACAGAACATTGGGTAGATGTATGGGATAAGGTAAAGGCTGATGGTGTGGGTTTTCGCACAATCAAGATTGGTAATCGTGTGGAAGGAAGCAAACCCGCGGAAACCAGGACAGCACCGAACCATAATCCGGCTGGTCAGGTTGTGGAAGAACTCGATGAAATTATGGACGATATTCCCTTTTAATGAGTGAAGCTAAAAACAAGCAAAAACCTATACCAAGTTTAGCTGGCTACGGTGGTGTACGTAAACTGCAAAAGAGTTTAGAACGTAGTAATACGTTAGCAGCCAATCGTGAAGCCGTAGCATACAGTTTACTTTGTATGGCAAACACAAAAATTACAGATGTTATGGAATGGGATCATGAAGGGAATGTTCAGGTAAAAGCCAGTAAAGACATTCCCGAACATGCATTGCAATCGATTAAATCTATTAAGATTGACCGTGATGGAAGAATTGCCATTGAGTTTTGGGATAAGGTGCAAACCTTACGTTTACTTGCGAAAGCAAGTGGCTTGTTAGATAATCCTGATGAATCGGATCGACCATCCGTGATTGGTATTAATGTTAAGGCTCCGGAGACAATTGATAATGACGAAACCGAGTGACACCCAAGTAGGTGGTAATCACTATGCACAAATGAAAATCCAACCGATGGAATTTTCTATGGTAAACGGATTGAACCCCATGCAACATACGGCTATTAAGTACATTGTACGAGTAGACCGTAAGGGTAATGGTGATGAAGATATAGATAAAGCAATACACACATTACAACTTTGGAAACAATGGAGGAAAGATCATGGACTTGAAAGCCAAGATTGACCAACTACGCGAAGAGTTTGCTATGGCACATTTAAATAACTCTAGAGTAATGGAAATCATTGACGCATTGTATCGGGAAAATCAAGAACTCAAACGTATGATGGAGATGAAATTCAAAGACATAGACGATGAGCAATAATAAAGAGCGTAGCAAGAAACAGCTTGCTGGCCCTGGTATTGATTTAGATTTTAGTACCAGTCCAGTTGTCTATAACTTTTTACAAAGCAATAAATTTGTTCGTGGATTGATGGGGCCAGTAGGCTCAGGCAAATCTTACGCCTGTGCTGCTGAGATTATGATGCGTGCCGTTAGGCAAAAGCCATCCCCTGTCGATGGCATACGTTACACTCGCTTTGTTATTGTACGTAACTCTTATCCTGAACTCAAGACAACAACGATTAAAACTTGGCAAGAACTCTTTCCTGAGAATACGTTTGGGCCAATGCTATATACTCCTCCGATCACTCATCACATTCGCCTCCCTTCCCGCGGTGATGCTGCGGGCATCGATTGTGAAGTGATATTCTTAGCATTGGATCAGCCAAAGGATGTGAGGAAACTCTTATCCTTAGAGCTGACTGGCGCATGGGTGAACGAGGCAAGGGAGTTGCCCAAAGCCGTCATTGACGGACTCACCCATCGTGTCGGTCGTTACCCCACACAAAAAGATGGTGGCCCCACATGGCATGGTGTTTGGATGGATACCAACCCAATGGACGATGACCATTGGTGGTTTCGTTTATCTGAAAAAGAAAAACTCAGTGGTAAATACGGTTGGGACTTTTTTAAACAACCCGGTGGTGTTATTGAAGTTGGTGCAGATGAATTGCCTGACAGTCCAGAAGCAAACGATCATATCTTTTCTGGTGGGCGTTGGTGGAAGATTAATCCAAAAGCAGAGAACGTAAAAAATCTACCGTCAGGGTATTACATGCAAATGTTAGGCGGTAAGAATTTAGATTGGATCCGTTGTTATGCTGAAGGTAAGTATACTTACGTACAAGAAGGTCGACCTGTGTGGCCTGAATACAATGATCAAATGATGAGTGGTGAAGTGGATTATGATCCAACCTTACCGATTCATGTTGGTCTTGACTTTGGTTTAACGCCCGCTGCTGCAATTGGTCAACGATTAAATAATGGCAGATGGGTAGTATTGCATGAGATTGTTACCGAAGATATGGGACTAGAAAGATTTGGTCAACAGTTATTAGCAGAGCTAAATGCACAATACCCAAAAGCACAAGTGTTAATTTGGGGTGATCCCGCGGGTATGCAGCGTGATGCTATTTATGAAGTAACGGCATTTGATTATTTAAGAACGCTAGGACTACGCGCACAACCCACAGCATCAAATAACTTTCAAGTCAGGCGTGAAGGTGCAGCAGCACCTATGCAACGATTGATTAATGGGAAACCAGGATTAATTATTCATACAAGTTGTAAGCGGTTACGTAAATCATTAGCCGGCGGTTATCATTTTAAACGTGTCAGCGTTGGTGCCGGACAAGAACGTTTTAGAGACAGTCCTAATAAAAACGAACATTCACACATTGGTGATGCGTTTGGATACTTAATGTTAGGTGGAGGGGAACATAAACGTATGACCAAGTCTAATTTAAGTGCTAAAACGATTATTACACAAACTGTTGTTAATTCAGACTTTGACGTGTTTTCGTAATGTATAATGAAGTTAACATTATTAAACATATGCCAATAATTAAAGGCGCATATTTTTTACCCTTTCATATGGATCATGCATGGAGATGTGATGCAATTAAGGAGTTTGAATCTAAATCACTTACGCTTGAAGACCGAATCCGCATGCTGGAGATGCAGTCTCTTAGTGGCCCAACTGTGTCTGCGTTTCTTGGTGATGAGCCTGTCGCTGTCTTTGGTTGCGTGTTATTGTGGTCTGGTGTTGGTGAAGCGTGGTCTTTGTTATCAGAAAAAGCAAGACGATATCCTATTGCGATGACTAAAGCCGCTAAATGTTTTTTTAATAATGTAGAAACACAATTTAATTTACATCGCTTACAAATTACAGTAAAATCTACAGATAAGCGTGCTATGGGTTGGGCAAAAACTTTAGGATTTGTATCTGAAGGTTTAATGCTTCAATATAGTGCTGATAAAGAAGATAACTATATTATGAGGAAAAAATAATGGGTGGACTCTTAGGCAAAAAACCAGATACATCAGCTGCGCAAGAATCAATACGTTTACAGCGTGAACAACTTGCAGATCAAAAAAAAGAAGCTGAAACAGAAAAACGTAAGTATGGGGAACAACAAGCCGCCGCAATGGCAGCTAGAAGGCGTGGCGGTAAACGAGGGTTATTGGCATCATCACGATTCAGTCCTGAGCTTGGCGTTGATGATGAAAATTTACAATCAACATTAGGAGCTTAATATGGGGGGTGCAGCAAAGGTTGTAACTGCTCCTGTTAAAGCAGTTGGAAAAGTTGTTGGTGCGGTTGCAAAACCAGTCGCTAAAGTTGTCGGTGTATCTAAAGAAAAACCAAAAGTTGTTGCAGCACCACCAAAACCAACAATTCAAGGACGAGATGCAGCGGCAGAACGTAGAGCTGCGCGTAGACGTGCTAGATCTGGAACAGGGGGTTTATTATCCAAAGCTACCATTATTGGCACAGATGGTTCAATAGGAGGATTACCTGTTTTAGGCGAAACTGGATTAGGTATTCGTAAATCAGATTTAGGTTACCCACCGGAGGTTTAAAATGAGCGAAGATAAAGATAAGTATCAAGATGTACCTATGGGCAAGGATGGTAAGCCTACTCGTAAATACATGAAATGGGCATTTGAAAACGATAAAGAATTATTTCTAGATTTACAAAACGAATATTTTACAACCAAAGGCACAATGAAAGATAACATGGTGCTAGATAAAATTAAGAGTATGTTTAAATCTGATAAAAAGGAGAAAAAATGAGCAAACCTGGATTATATGCAAATATGAATGCGCGTAAAAAAGCTGGCACTAGCCGACCAAAATCAGAATCTACTATATCAGACAAAGCATATAAAAATATGTTGGCTGGTTTTCCAAAGAAGAAAAAAGATAAAGCTTAATGGTTCTAACTGTTAAAAGAGAATCAGATAATACTAAAAGTAGGCATGTCACATTAACGCAAGCTGATGAAAATAACAGCCAACATGTAACAGGAAGTGAACGACCACTTATTACGGTGGCTGTTAATCATCATAGGTTGCATGAAGGTAATGCTTATTTTCTTTATGAGAATAGAAAAAATGGAACGCCATTAGTTGATACTGACTCAATTGATTTTGTCATTGCATCTGCATCAGGTGTACCCATGCACATGACCATTGGTGCTGTTTGTGGTGGTGATGCTGAACTTTATTTATATGAAGGTGCAACAGCTACAGGCGGCACAAGTAAGACAGCTGTCAAAAGAAATAGAACAAGCAGTAAAACAAGTAGCACAGCAGCATTACTTGATCCAACCGTATCATCTACAGGAACAGAAGTATTTGCTGAATTGTTACCGGGTGGTGTTAAGAAAAAAGCGGGTGGTGGTGAAGGCGGTTCATTAGAATATATATTGTCACCATTAACAAATTATTTAGTTAGATTAACAAATGTGAGCGGTGCATCACAATATGCAACTTTAGAATTAGAGTGGTATGAATAATGGTCGCTAAAAAATATCAGAATCCTGAAGGCGGACTTAATGAAGCTGGGCGAAAATATTTCAAAAACAAAGAGGGATCTAACCTTAAAGCACCGCAAAGCTCTGGTACTGATGGTCGCCGTGTATCTTTTGCTGCTCGTTTTTCTGGGATGGATGGCCCGTTAAAAGATGAAAAAGGTAAACCGACTCGACTCAAATTAGCATTACAAAAGTGGGGGTTCAGTAACAAAGCAGAAGCACGCGCATTTGCTAACAAAAATAAAAAGGCATAATTATGGTACAAATGATGAGATTAAAACCTGAAGACGTTATACAGCGGCATGAAAAAGCATTAGTACGCAAAGAAGATTTTAGAAGTTTGTATGAAGAGTGCTATGAGTTTGCCTTACCACAACGCAATTTATATGATGGACATTGGGAAGGTAAAGTTGGTGGCACTAAAAAAATGAATCGTGTGTTTGATTCAACTGCAATTAATTCAACACAACGCTTTGCTAACAGAATGCAGTCAGGTATTTTCCCTCCACAACGTAAATGGTGTCGACTCGAACCTGGATCAGATATTCCACCAAATCGCAGACCAGAAGCCCAAGCAGCACTAGATGCGTATAGCGACAAAATGTTTGATACGCTAAAACAATCTAATTTTGATATTGCTATTGGTGAATTCTTATTAGATCTATGTGTAGGTACTGCCGTTATGATGGTACAACCCGGTGATGAAAACTCACCAATTAATTTTGTACCTGTACCTCAATACTTAGTTTCGTTTGAGGAGGGAGCAAATGGTCATGTGGATAATGTATATAGACGTATGCGCCTTAAAGGCGAAGCCATTCAAAGACAATGGCCCGATGCAAAAATACCCAAAGAACTTGCAGACAAAATTGAACAAAAACCCACAGATGAAGTCGAACTCTTAGAAGCAACTATTTTTGATCAAAAGCGTGGTGACTATTGTTATCATGTTATTGACAAAAATTCTAAACAAGAAATTCTCTATAAACGCATGATCCGTAGTCCATGGATTGTATCTCGTTATGCTAAAGTAGCGGGTGAGATTTATGGTCGTGGGCCACTTATTACTGCACTCCCTGATGTTAAAACATTAAATAAAACATTAGAGCTTGTGTTAAAAAATGCATCACTTGCAATTAGCGGTGTTTATACTGCCGCGGATGATGGTGTATTAAATCCAAATACCGTAAAGATTATGCCAGGTGCAATTATTCCTGTAGCACGTAACGGTGGCCCACAAGGTGAATCGCTTAGACCATTACCACGTTCTGGTGATTTTAATGTATCACAGATTGTCATGAATGATTTACGGCAGAACATCAAACGGATTTTAATAGACGAATCATTGCCACCTGATAATATGTCAGCACGCTCTGCAACAGAAGTTGTAGAAAGAATGAAAGAACTTGCACAAAATTTAGGCTCTGCTTTTGGTCGTTTAATTAATGAAACCATGATTCCATTAGTATCTAAAATATTAGACGTAATGGATGAGCGTGGTGATATTTCATTACCACTCAAAGTCAATGGTTTAGAAATTAAGATTAGTCCTGTTGCACCATTGGCAATGGCACAGAACATGGAAGATGTACAAAACTTAATGCAGTACGCACAAATTGCCGAATCAACGGGTAGTCCACAAACAGCCATTAAGGTTGATGTGATGATGGATTATATTGCTGATAAATTAGGCATTCCACAAAGACTTCGTCCGACTCCACAAGAAAGGATGATGATTCAACAACAACAGGCTCAAGCAATGCAACAACAGCAAATGATGCAGATGGCAGCCGAGAACCCTGAAGCTGTTGCTCAAGTTGCTGAAGCCGCTACACAACAACAAGGATAGATTATGGCTGGATGGGATGATTTAGAGCAAGCATTACCGCTTGATACTAGAGATGTACAGCAACAAAGAGATGATTTAGACCGATTAGTGCTTAGAGTAATAGGCAATGAAGAAGGTCAAAAACTAATGCAATGGCTGCGCGATGCAGTTGTTGAGCAACCTGTCGCCTTGCCGGGTAGCGATCCAAGTTACGCTTACTACCGTGAAGGACAAAATAGTATTGTAAAGGACTTAGAAGCAAGGTTAATTAGAGCAAGGAAATTATAATGAGCGAAGAAACAATCGAGCCTAGTGTTCAAGAAGAAACAACTCCTGAAGAAACTGGCCTACTCGATTCAGCAACAGTCGAAAATGAGGAAGCCAGCTCATCAGATCCACAACAAGTAGAAATAGATCATCGTGATCCCGCTGAATTAGAAGCACAAGATGACGAGCCATTAGAAAGACCAGATTGGTGGCCCGAAAACTTTTGGAAAAAAGATGATTCCGAACCTGATCTAGAAGGGATTGCAAAATCTTGGATGGATCTACGCAAACAAATCTCTCAAGGCAAACATAAAGCCCCTGAAGATGGGAAGTATGACGTGTCCGCTTTTGGCAATACGCCAGAAGATGATCCGGTAAGGCAGCATGTTATGAATTGGGCAGCTGAATACGGCGTTAGTCAAGCAGCATTAGATAATTTAGTAGGCCAAGTTGTAGAAATGAATCAGGGAGCAGCTGAATTAGTTCAAACCAATATGGCTGAAGAACGCAAAGCTCTAGGCCCAAATGCTGATGCCCGAATTAATAACATGGTAAAATGGGCATCTGGATTAGTTAATAAAGGTATTTGGTCTAAAGATGATTTTGAAGAGTTTAAAGTTATGGGCGGTACTGCTAAAGGTATTGCTGCACTTGAAAAACTTCGGTCATCTTACGAAGGACGTTTACCTGTAGAAACTACATCTGTTGAAGGCGCACCAAGCAAAGAAGAGCTTTATGCTATGGTTGCTGATGAACGTTATCAAACTGACCCATCATTTAGACAAAAAGTAGAAAGAGCTTTCTCTCAAAACTTTAACTAGTCTTTCTTGCAATAGCCTTGATTTGATAGTAAAATTGGATCAAGGCATATTGTATCTATTCTGTATACAACCCTTAACGCAAGTAATCTTGACGACTGGCTATCGTAAATAGCAAGCACCGGCCCAGATTCTCTGGCATACCACAGCGATTAATTTTTTATTAATTTCTATAAGGAGAATAACATGGCTATTGGTTTATCTAATGCTTTTGTTACGCTCTTTGATGCCGAAGTTAAACAGGCGTACCAAGCTAAAGCACAATTAGTTGGTGCTACACGCATGAGACGAGGCGTTGAGGGCGAAGTTGTAAAATTTCCTAAAGTAGGTAAAGGGGCGGCTACACTTCGTGTACCACAAACCGATGTTACACCTCTTAATGTGGATTTTTCACAAGTAACTGCAACACTACAAGATTGGAATGCTGCTGAGTATTCTGATATTTTTATGCAACAAAAAGTTAACTTTGACGAAAGACAAGAGTTAGTTCAAGTTTTATCGAGCGCTATTGGACGCCGTCAAGATCAGTTAATTCTTGATGCATTAACAGCTTCAGGCACATCATTGACCGTTTCTAACGACATTGGTGGTGCTGATACAAACTTAAACGTAGCTAAACTACGTGAAGCTAAAAAACTCATGGATAAAAATAACGTTCCTCCAACGGATCGTCATATGGTTATTCATGCTAATTCATTAGCTTCATTACTTTCAGAAAGTACCGTAACTTCATCTGACTTCAACACAATCAAAGCTTTAGTACAAGGCGAAATTGATACCTTCTTAGGTTTCAGATTTCATGTATTAGGTGATCGTGCAGAAGGTGGTTTGGCAATTGATGGCTCTCTTGACAGAAGCCTTTTTGCTTTCCACAAACAAGCTATGGGTTACGCTGAAGGTATCGCTCCTCGTACAGAAATCAACTACGTACCAGAAAAGACTTCATTCCTTGTGAATACAGTTCTTTCTGCTGCTTCTGTTGCGATTGATGACGAGGGTATCGTTAAACTCACATGTCGTGAAACTTAAAATAAGGAGAACTAACCATGGCTTATAATAAAGATGGTTTAGCGGCTGCGGGTGGACAATCTAAAGCTGGCGATGCTCCACAAATGTGGACATACAAATCTGCTGATGCACAGGCAACTGTTGCAGCATCAGGTTACTTTAACAACGCTTCAACCATTCTTAAAATTGGTGATGTAGTGTATGTATATGACACAGCAACACCGACTGCAAGTATGCACGTTGTTTTAACCAACGCTTCTGGCGTTGTTGACGTATCTGCTGGAACTACAATTTCAGTAGCATAAGTAATATGCAATGTGACGGGGGAGCAATCCTCCGTCTATTTGCACATTTGGAGATATTAAATGGCAACTGGTGATACCGATATTAAAATATGTTCTGATGCATTATTAATGCTAGGCGCAAGTCCTATTTCGTCTTTTACAGAAGGTACAGATGAATCAAACATTTGTAGTCGGCTATATCCTGATGTCAAGATTAAAACATTAGCAAGTTATCCATGGAGCTTTTCATTTAAAAAAACACAATTAGCTCGATTAATTACAACACCCACTAACGAATACAAGTACGAATATCAAATGCCATCAGACATGATTGCAAGGCCTAGAGCAATTTACGATACTAATTCTACTTACGCTACGCCTAGACGTGATTATAAAATTCAAGGCGATAAAGTATTAACAAATTATGAAAAGTTATACGTTGATTATCAATACAATATACCTGAATATGCAATGCCACATTTTTTTGTTCAATTGTTAAAATATCAAATGGCATGGCATTTAGCTACACCGATTACAGATCAGACAGAAAAAACAGAATATTGGCGTACTATTGCAGAAGGCACATCTGGCGAAAATGGTCGAGGTGGGTATATGCGTACGGCCATGACAATTGACGCTCAAGGGCAGCCGACCAACGCTTTACAAGATTTTTCTCTTATTAATGTGAGGTACTAATGGCTAGGTTTGTAAATCTACAAACTAACTTTACTTCGGGTGAGCTTGATCCATTAGTTCGCTCACGTGTTGATATTGAAAACTACAAAAATGGCTTAGAGCGCGCCAAAAATGTTATTTGTCAACCACAAGGCGGAGTAACCCGTAGGCCTGGTACTCGATTTTTAAATGAATTAGGAGGTTCTCCAGCAAACGGTGTACGCCTTATTGCTTTTGAATTTTCTGTTGATGATAGTTACATGTTAGTGCTTACAACTAACAGAATGTATATTTATAAAGACAAAGTTCTTATAACAAATATTAACGGTTCTGGTAATCCATATTTAGATACAAGTGGATTTGGTTTAACTGGTACATATATGGATGATTTGTGTTGGACACAATCTGCTGACACGCTTATTATAGTTCATGAAAATCAAAATCCTGTAAAAATTGTTCGTGGCGCAAATGATTCTACGTGGACAATTTCTAATATTACTTTTGATTCTATACCTCGTCATGCATTTACAATCACAACAACAAACCCAGCCGGAACACTTACACCTAGTGCTGTATCAGGCAAAGTTACTTTAACTGCATCATCTAGTGTATTTAATAGTGGGCATGTTGGGCAATACATTAATGCAGAACCACAAGGTCGAGCCAAAATTGTTAAATATACAAGTGGCACATCTGTTGACGTAGTGACAGAATTTCCATTTTTTAATACAGCTGTTATTGCTAATGGTGATTGGGAGCTTGAAACAGGATATGAAAATGTGTGGTCAGTATCTAGAGGTTGGCCTAGAACAGTTACTTTTCATCAAGGACGTTTATTTTTTGGTGGTTCTAAATCAAGACCATCAACAATTTGGGGATCTAAAGTATCTTTATTTTTTGATTTTGAGCCAGTGGAAGGATTGGATGATGACGCTGTTGAAGCTACTCTTGATACTAATACTTTTAATGCTATCGTTGATATTATTAGTGGCCGTGATTTGCAAGTGTTTACTACGGGCGGTGAGTTCTATGTTCCGCAAGAAGGACTAACTCCAATTACCCCTACTGACTTTTTCTTATCCTCCACATCACGTAATGGTTCTCGTAGTGGAATACGTGTAAAACAACTAGAATCTGGAATTTTATTTATACAAAGACAAGGTAAAGCGTTGTCTGAAATTGCTTATTCTGATACACAATTAACTTATATTACATCTAAAATATCTTTGCTATCTGGCCATTTATTAAAAAGTCCTAACCGTATGGATATTAGACGTGCAGTAGCTACAGATGAAAATGATTTATTATTAATTGTTAATAAGCAAGATGGCACAATTGCAGCATTTTCATTATTACGCGCACAAAATGTTATTGGCCCGTCAGAATTTATAACTGTGGGTGAATTTATTGATGTAGCTGTAGATATTACTGATATTTATACTATTGTAAAACGTGATGATAATGGCGTAGATAAATATTATGTAGAAATATTTGAGGATGCTAGATTAACTGACTCTGCTGTTATTGGCACTACTGCCCCTAGTTTAGATGCTTCACATATTGACGGGGCGACTGTGAATGTAATTTCAGACGGTTATGTTGAATTAAATCAAACTGCGGATAGTGCTGTTACATTTGTTAATCCTCCGACAACATCATCAGAAGTGGGACTACCTATTGATGTTGAAATTAAAACCATGCCTATTGATTTAAAAGTAGAAGCGGGTAGTCGAATTGGTTTTAGAAAACGCATTGTAGAAGTTAATGCGTTGTTATTTGAAACACAAAATGTTGTTATTAACGGTAACTTAGTTCCTATTCGAGCATTAGGTTCTGGAGCGTTAGATACTGCTGTACCAGCGTATACAGGGACAAAGACATTACATGGTATACTAGGCTACAGCGCAGATGGACAGATTACAGTGACACAATCTGCTCCATTAAAGCTAACATTATTAGGGTTAGAATATAAAGTGTCCGTCTATCAAGGAAGATAATTATGGCTTTTGCTGCACCACTAGCTATCCCAGCAGCAGTATCTGCTGGAGGATCAATAGGATCGGCTGCTTTATTAAGTAGCGGCGGAGCCGCGCTTAGTACAACTGCCTTATCCTCTATTGCAACACCTACAATATTTTCTACAGCTGCAAGTGCTGGCGGAGGATTGCTAAGTGGATTTAGTTTATTAGATACAGTACAAAACGTTTATCAAACAATAAAACCATTTTCAGATATTATAAGCACTGGAACATCTGTCTTACAAGGCATATCTAGCTATCAGCAAGGCCAGTTTATGGCAGAATCTTATGAGCTGCAAACCCAACAAATGCGTTTACAAAAAGAAATTGATCGCGTTAATAATATTAGGCGCATGAATGCACGTATGCGTGAACTTGCCGAAATTAATGCAAGTGCATTAGCATTTGGTTTTGCACGTGGTGTAGATGGCTTAAGTGGTTCAGTTAAACTCATACGCGATAAAAACACGGAAGCAGCTATTCGTGATGTTGCTGCATTACAATTTAACAACCAATCTTCTAGTACATTTGAGGGAGCTGAAGCTGCGCTGCTTGCTACCGCTTCAGATAGTGCTGTATTGGGATCAAAATTTGATGCACTTACAAAAATTGGGACAGCTGTTAAAATCTTTTCAGATACAAGGACACCCTCATAATGGCTGAATTACCTAGATATAAAGAAAAAGGCGATCTTCTTGTAAGTCCTGGAACATTTACAGATGCCCCAATAAAAGAATCTATGGTTTCAAATGAGCGTCTTAATAAATTTTTAGGACAAGCTTCTGAATATTTTCGTAATGAAGCAGTTGATTACGCCACAGATCAAGCTATTGAATATGCAATACGTAATCCAATTACTAGAGAACAACTGACTCAAGCACAACAAACTGGTGATAATCCAATCAATAAATATTTGCAAGGCGGTGTTGTTTATAACGAAGCGTTGACTAAAGTATTGGGCCAACAAATTGCTGGTGAATTAAATTTAGAACTAAATAAACACCAATCTAATGTATTAGAGCAAGTTAGATTAGGAAACATTGCTAATGATGAGCAAATGTTAGCTAAACTTAAAGAGCCTATTCAAGCACAAATAGAATTTTTTGGAAATATTGATCCTGAACTAGCACAACAATATGGCGCTAATGCTGCACGTATTACACAAAATTATTACCTTCAAGGTGGAAAAATCTTTGAAGAGAAACGTGAACAACAAGCTTACAATAATGGACTTCAAACATTAGACAATGCTGTTAATAATTATAACAATTATCTAGAAACACATCCTAATGCCACGGCTGAACAAAAACAAATTTATAAAGAAACAGAGTTAAAAGTTGCTAGTGATCATGCGTTTAGTATGAGCCGCCAGCAAACTAAACTTACAGAATCCTTAAGAAACGAATTAGATTTAATTGAAGATGATTATGTAGCCAAAGAAATTGCTAATAAATATGCTGGCAAAGATATTGCTGAAGTTTTAAAAGAGTTACCAAAAGACGGTTCTAATGCAGCAGACTATTACAATGATAAAGACATTTTAGAACAAGATAATTTTCGTAATCGTATTCAACGTTACTTAACCTTAAATAATGCTGGGCAACAAGCCGTACAACAAGAAGTAACTTACAATGTTGGATTAGCTAATGATTATTATTTAACCAAAGGCTTGCCCATTCCACCAGAATTAGCAGATAAAATTAATCAAAATATTAAAACAGATACAGTTCAATATAAACGTTGGCAATCTATGCAAAAGGTTTCATCTAATATTAGCACCTGGAATCAAACTGCTTATCCTGTATTAGTCAATGCATTTGAATCATTAGATAATAAATTAAGAGATATTGAAGATCCAGCTGGACTAAAGGATTTAGATGATTTAGTGACGCGTGATGTCTTAGGTGCATATTTAGCACAGCTTAATAAAGACTTACAAAATGATACTGTTGGCACAATTTTAAAACGTGCTGGGGAATATGAAGAATTAGATTTTGCAAATTCAAATAAATTGCGTAACCAATTAGATGCACGTAATTTTAATATGAAAAAATACGGTTCGATGTACGGCATGAATGAGGCGCAAATAAATAATGCCATTATGACTAAAGGCGAAGTTGATTCTTTTATGGCCCAATACATGGGTTCTGATGAAATTGGGCGTGTTGCTTTATTAGATGTTATTGATGACGGATTTGCAGACAAGAACTCAGTTGTCTTACAACAACTTATTAAAGCGGGCTTACCTATCTCTGCGGAATTATCTTCTTATTTTGGTAATCCAAATTTAACTGCTCAATTTATGAGTTATGACAACCCAGAAGAACAAAAACGACTTAAACAAGCTGCTATGGATAAAAATACTAGTATTGAAGCAATACGTAAAGAAGTGCGTAAAGAACTTAAAGATTTTGAAACGGTTGTTATGGGCCATAGCAATTACAATACTAGCGCTGTTGCAGAAAAAATGGATCGCCTAACAACTATATTAAGCTATCAAACTATTAATCAAATGTTATTAACTGGAGACAACAGTTCAGTATCTGCTAAAAAAGCTGCTGAATTAATTACAAATAATTTTATAATAGAAGATACATATTACATTCCAAGTTTATATGATAAAAATCCTACTGTACCAGAACGCATTAAAGACAAGGCTGATTTAATACAAAAAAAATATGTAATGGATTTTAAACCAGTGCCTTTTGCTTCATCTGATACAAATATTGATGATGAAATGTTACAAGAAGCATTAGAGGATAACATTGAAGACAATGGTCAATGGCGCAATACTCCTGACGGCACAGGCTTATATTTTGGTATTGTTATGGCTGATGGTTCTTTTGCTCCATTGCAAAATGCTAATGGCGATTATCTTATGTTTAAATTTAATGATTTAACATTTAAATTGCCTTACACCAACATAGAAATGGATATGAAAAAAATTCCAAATACATTTGGTTATAGGATAGGCGGATAATATAACATGGCTCAAATTGGATTTGGTGGTGAGATTAATAAAACAGCTCAACAATTTGGTTATGATCAATATAAAACCTCATTAAGTGATGTATTAAAAGCTACCGCAGAAGAAACATGGAACTTTAATCCTACACAATCAATTGAAAGTTATGGTGAATTATTTTTTGAAAGGCAAGCGCCAGAAGGTGAGGCTCCGGTTCCGCGCGATCAGCTTAATAAAGAATATAGCTCATTAGGATTATTTTTTGAAGAAGACGAATATCAGTCTGTTGTTGATATTATGGTTGATGCTAAAGAAGCTGAACGTGAAAGGCAAGATATTATTTCGCGTGGGCCACAAGGTCTTGGTGTAGGGATTGCAAAATTTGGTGTTGGTTTAGGTGTTAGTCTTCTTGATCCTGTAAACTTAGCTTCTGCTTTTATACCTATAGTTGGACAAGCACGTATGGCTCAATTGGTTGCTCGATATGGATTTGGTCGAGCTAGATTAGCACGTGGTTTTACTGAAGGTGCAGTTGGTGCAGCTTTAGTTGAGCCTATTGTATATGGTTCAGCTCAAGCATTACAAGCAGATTATGGTGCAGTTGATAGTTTTTTAAACATTACTTTTGGTTCTATCTTAGGTGGTGGCCTACATGTCAGTGCTGGCAAACTTAAAGACTTTAATACTCAAAGAAAGTTTAAAAAAGCTGTTAAACAAGCTAGAAAAGATTTAAAGGTTGATTCTGATGTTGATCCAGAATTAAATCTGTATAAAGAATATTATCCTGAAAATTCTAAGATTATGCGTGATCTTGAAAAAACTGATCCCGCTACACGCAAAGTGTTGTTAGAAAAATCATTAAATGACATGCTAAATGAAAGACCTGTTGATGTGTCAGATATTGTTGATGCTGATCCTATATTACGGCAATCATCTGATACAGCTGCTAAGCCTAAAGCTAGAATGGGTAATGCAAAAACTGATACAGAAGCTATTAGCAATACAGTAGAAGCAAACACTGTGAATAAGACAGCCGATGATATAGAGACAGACCTTGAAACATTAACAACTAAATTAGAAGAGGCACGCGCAAGAAGCAAGCAATTTAAGTTTGATGAAGCTGATATTGATTTAACAACTAAAGAGCTTGATGAAATTAATACCAGACCTGATGAGGTTGATGTAGCTATTAAAGATGCTATTAACTGTATGAACGGGAGATAAGATTGTCACAAAAATGTTTATTAAGAGTTCAGAAATTATTAGCTAAGTCTAATATTGATTACATCAAACAAGATGAAATAATCAATCAAATCAAAATTGCTCAGGCCGAACAAAAGCTTACAACGATTGATGAGATCAATGTAGATAAAGTAGCTAAAGATGTTTCTGCTAAACTCAAGCTGCAAAAGCAAATCAATAAACGTAATGCTATTGAAAATGAAATTAAAGGTCGATCATATGTTGAATATGTGATGGAAAACTTTAATGATGATCCAGCTGAAGGGTTGCGTGCTATTCTTGTAGGTTCCAACAGAAATGTTAAAGGCGCAAGAGATTCGGTTGCTCTTACACAGGAAACATTTGTGAAACAACTAATTGTCGGCTTCAATGAAAAATTACGTGAAGCTAATGTAGAGGGGTTATTTGAAAGCGCAAACAAACAAACACAGCGCAGAATTGTACGTACAATGTATGAGCTTAATCAAAAGATTGTTGATGGTACAGAGCCTAAGCTTACAGAAAAAAATGCAGATATTATAAAACTAGCTACTGTTTTAGAAGAATACTCTGAACTGATTAGAACTAAACTTAATGATCGTGGTGCAAACATTGATAAATTATGGGGTTATATTGTACGTCAATCACATGATCCATATTTAGTAAGAGATGCCGCAGCAAGACTGGGCAAGAAAGATATAGAAATTGATCAAAAATATTCTAATAAGTATGATGAAAATTATCAACGCAACTTTCAAGCATGGAAAGAATTTACTTTAGATAAGTTAGATACGGAACGTACTTTTGCAGATGTGGATGATATTGATGAATTTATGTTATTTGCATACAACTCACTTGTTCGCAATGAAAATGTAAAATCTACAGGTACTGAGTTTACATACAATGCTAGACAAACTAAAGATGTACAAAAATCTGCAAAAATGAAACGTGTGCTTCATTTTAAAGACGCAGATAATTGGTTTGATTATAATGATATGTTTGGCATGTCTAATTTAAATGAATCTATTTTTTCAGGCATGCAAACCGCTGGACGTAATATAGGTATTATGGATACATTAGGCACACGACCTAATGACAACTTTGAAAAGATTCGTAAAGCAGTCGCAACTCGATTAGTCGCTGAAGGACGTGATTCAAATAAAGTAAGTAGCAGTAAATTTAATAAATTTTTAGCAGAAATAGATGGTTCAGTATTTACTGTAGAAGGATTTGCATTAGCTAAATATAGCGCTATTACACGTGGCATACAGTCTCTAGCAAAACTAGGCGGTGCTGTTATATCAGCAACAACTGATCTAGGTATTTATGCAACCGAAATGAAGCATCAAGGTCGTGGATTTTTTAGTGGTATGTTTGAAGCATTAAATAGTTTGGCTCGCATAAAAAATACTAAACAAAAAAAACTTATAGCAGAAGGTCTAGGGTTTATTGCTGACAATGCTATTTATGACGTAGCTGGCCGTTATCAAGTTGGTGATCAAATGAGTAAAGGGTGGACAAAAACACAGCGAACATTCTTTAAATATAATTTATTATCTTGGTGGACTAATACACTTAAAGAAGGCGCTATGCTTGGTATGGCAAATTATTTTGCTAAACAAAAGGCTATTAAATTTAATGACCTTAATCCAGACTTACGTAATTTATTTGAAACTTATAACATTAACGAAACATCATGGAATGTTATTCGCAAATTTGCTATTGAAAAAGCTGATGATGGTAAAGAGTTTATTAACATTAAAGCGTTAGACAATATTACAGATGGACAGGTGCGTTTAATTACGGGCCAAGATAACATGAGCGCAAGGGAAATTGCAATTGCACGAGACCGATTTAAAGCGTCTGTTTCAGGTATGTTATTAGATCGATCTATTTATGCGGTGATTGAACCTGATGCACGTGTTCGAGCTAGTTTAAGACAAGGCACAATGGCTGGCACATATATGGGTGAAGCCATACGTTTCTTTGGGCAATTTAAAGCTTTCCCATTTGCCATTGTACAAAAGGTCGTTGGACGTGAATTAGCAAACTTTAAAGGGCCAAATAAAAATATAGCTAAAGGTTTAATCGGAATAAGTTCTTTATATGTAACCGCTACATTATTAGGTTATGTTGCAATGACTGCTAAAGATTTACTTAAAGGCCGATCTCCACGAGACCCATTTAGAATGACTACATTTTTTGCTGCAATGATGCAAGGGGGTGGTTTAGGTATTTATGGCGATGTTTTATTTAGTGAAACACGTGATGGTGCTGGTTTGCTATATGCAACTATTGGCCCTGGATACACTAATTTATTTGATATTTTAGCTGCTGTTAAAGATGTTATGAGAGGAGAACCCGACAAAGCTGGTCGTAAAGCTTATCGTGTAGTCAGTCAGAATATTCCATTTTTAAATTTATTTTATATTAAAACTGCTTTTGATTACATGATTGGGTATCAGATGTTAGAAACAATTAATCCTGGTGTCTTAAAACGTGTAGAAAATCGTATGGAAAAAGAGTACGGGCAAGAGTATTTAATAACCAAGCCATCTGCACAGTTTAGTGGATTTTAAGGTGGATTATTTAAAAAAATGAAGGTACAATATATTGAGGAAAAATTATGGCTATAGACATATCAGCAACCACTAGGCGCATTGTATACACTGGCTCAGCCGGCGTAGGCCCTTATGCATTTGCATTTGAAGTATTGGCTCAAACTGACATTGCCGTATACTTTAATACGACTGAGCTGACACTTACCACAGACTATACTGTTTCTCTTGATGTAGATGGCACAGGCTCTGTAACTATTGTAACTGGCTCTAGCGTTCCTAGCACACCTACTGCTTCTGATCGTATTACCATTGTTGGTGATAGAACTATTGCTAGATCAACAGACTTTACCACAGGTGGCCCACTCTTTGCTACCTCATTAAACGATGAGTTTGATAGTCAAACCATATTTGTTCAGCAAGTCCTAGAACAATCTGATCGATCATTACGCGCACCTAATACTGATCCTACTACCATTGATATGACATTGCCTCTAAATACTATTAGGGCAAACAAGACACTTGCATTTGATGCAGATGGTAATCCGACCACAGGTGAGATTGTAGGTAACTGGCGTGGTAATTGGGCTGCTGGCGAAGATTATGTTAAGCGTGATCTTGTTAAAGATACAACAAATAACAATGTTTATATCTGTGTAACTGCACACACATCTTCTGGATCATTACCACTTAGCACAAATGCTGATATAGCAAAATGGGATTTAATGGTAGATGCTGCAAGCGCTACATCTTCAGCTAGTGCTGCTGCCTCTAGTGCAACGGCTGCGGCTACAAGCGCTACGGCTGCCGCCACCTCTGCTACGGCTGCTGCAACGTCCGCAACAAGTGCCGCCTCTAGTGCTACAACAGCTACGACACAAGCAACTAACGCATCAACAAGCGCCACATCTGCGTCAACTTCAGCCACGGCTGCGGCATCAAGTGCTTCTGCTGCTGCTGCTTATGTTGATAACTTTGATGATACATACTTAGGCGCTAAAGCATCTAATCCAACAGTAGATAATGATGGTGATCCATTACAAGATGGTGCTTTATACTTTGATACGACTAATGATGTAATGAAGGTTTATGATCTTGGCACAACAACATGGTATCAACTTACACCAACTGTATCTAACCAAACCAATATTAATACTGTTGCTGGTATTGCTAGTGATGTAACCACAGTTGCTGGTATATCCTCTAATGTAACAACTGTATCAGGGATTGCATCTGATGTTACAACAGTAGCTGCTGATGGTACAGATATTGGTACAGTAGCGGGTATCTCAGCTAACGTTACTACAGTCGCTGGTAATACTTCAAACATTAATACAGTCGCAACAAACAATGCTAATATTACTACAGTTGCTGGTATCTCAGGAAACGTAACTACAGTCGCTGGCATATCTGCTGATGTAAGCGCAGTTGCAGCAGACGCAACAGACATCGGAACAGTTGCTACTAACATTGCAAACGTTAATAGTGTTGGTACAAATATTGCAAGCGTTAATACTGTTGCTACAAATGTAACTGATGTAGTAACTTTTGCAACAACATACTTAGGGGCGTTCTCATCAGCTCCATCTACCTCTGTTACAGGGGCTTTATATTACAACACATCTAACAATCAATTATATGTTTGGAATGGATCAGCTTGGGACGCTGCTGCGTTTTCAGTATCTGGCACAGTTACATCATTCAATACAAGAACTGGTGCTGTTACATTATCAAGCGCAGATGTTACAGGGGCTTTAACCTATACACCTTATGATGCTGCTAATGTATCAGCTTTTGGTGGCACACTCATTGATGATGCAGATGCGGCAACAGCTAGAACAACATTAGGTTTAGGTACAGCAGCTACAACAGCATCAAGTGATTATGCTACATCAGCTCAAGGCACATTAGCTGATAGTGCAGTTCAGCCATCAGACAATGTATCTACTTTAACCAATGACGCGGGGTACTTAACATCAACCACAGGCGTAACTAAGACAGCATCTACAGGCTCTGGTGTATTACCAGCGGGCACAACAGCACAGCGTGACGGATCTCCAGCAGCGGGTTACATTCGATTTAACTCAGACGATACATCATTTGAAGGCTATGATGGATCAGCATGGGGTGCTATCGGTGGTGGTG